AAATAACAATAAATATTAATTAACAACAAGTCCTACTTCTCTAAATAAATAAAAGAGAGGGTAGAAAAATAAATACAAAGGAGAAAGAAATGAGACCAATAGGATATCGGCTTAATGTTGAAGTTTCTGGTATTGAAGAACTAAAGGAAGCTTGTAAAGAAGTATCAAAAAAAGCCGAAGAATTGCAAGAAGCAATCTATCGACTTAGTATTATTGAAATTGAATTAAAAGCCAAGCCTGTCAAAGATTAGACTTTCTGTAGCAGTAGACAACATTTCTTCCCAAGTAGAGAACTTGGTTTGTTCAGAAACGAATGTATCTAGGATTGTTTCATCAGCTTTTTCAAGTTCTTCGTTACTAGAAATTTTTTCTGGGCTAGACAGCAGAAATTCTTCTATGGTTGAGAAGTTTGTGTTTTCTAACATGAATTTATTAGGAAATATTTCATCAAAAGAATATTCATGTGTTCCTGCAAGGGCTTGAGCATTCTTTGAAATTTGCTTGAGCTCTTTAGCTAGTTCATCTAATCCGTTCATTTTAAAAGACATATAGTTTTCCTCCTTTCTATTGGAATTTTGACTAAAACGTGAGAGGTCCTAGTCGAGATTGATTATAGCATAATCTAAATTAAATAACAATATGTAGTGTTTTTATATGTTTAAAACACAATATATTGGGAAAGGAGCAATGTGTGTGGAAGAAGTTTAAGCATTTGTTGATTGAAAAAGGGATGACACAGAAGGAATTAGCTGAAAAAGCTGGTATTAGTCCAAATACAATCAGAAATATCAAAACCGAGCGTATTTCTTTTAAGAATATGTGTAAAATCGCTGACGCACTGGAAGTCAAAATAGACGAACTAAGATAAACCAAAAAGCACCTGACGGCAATCAGGCGCATACTAAAACAATTAAAACCATTATATCACAAAAATGCTTGCCCGCATAGTTGAGAGGATGTAGAAAATGGAAGGTATCACGTTACAATTACGATTGGACGGCGAAAGTGCTGAATTGTTCACGAATCAATTACTGGCCTTTGCTGAAAAGCAGGTCAAGGAGCAGTTAGAGAATGATCGCATGCCAATCAATCAACAGGCTTTGATGAAGAAGTTTGGCTTTAATCATGCCTATGTTAAGAAGTTAGAACGTAAAGGCTTAAGATTTCGTAAGCAAGGGAAAGATATTATGTACGATATCAATGATGTTTATGAGATTTTAGAGTTAGAAAAAGAAGTACGAAAATTAAGAGCGTAAGGAGATAGAAAAATGTTTGAACCACCGATTTTAGACCAGTTGATGGGTGTTGGAGCCTTGCTGCTTGGTTTTGTGGGACTTTATCGTCACATCAAAATGCAAGAACAACGCAAGGAAGAAGAGAGACGACTGCAAGAAGAGTATGACACACAAGTGGTTAGAGCTTGTAATAAATTGCTTGAAATGGGTCGTGAGATTGAGAGAGAACAAATCCGCAAGAATATCCGTCGGGAGTTCAAAGGCTTCACATACGACAACGAACCGCCTCAAGGATTGCGACCTGAGCCATTAGCCTTACCAGAACCACGAAGATCACGCTATGCAAAGCATTTGGGATAGAGCAAAGGAGACGCTGATGACTAGAATTGAACTTGAAAACCGTGTGTGGCTTTTGGCCAATCATGAAGAAAAAAACGAATTACTGGATCTTGGGCTAACGTCCAAGGCCGGATATGTGAAACGAGTGCTTGAACTTGGAAAGGTGTATGCGCATGTTTGATTATGACAGAGATATAATGCAACCGCCCGAAGAACGAGAAGAACTTGACCCAAGCGAATATGTGGATATCGGATGCGGTCGACGTCGATATGTAGGTGATGAAATATGATCCAGGAACTACACGCAGAAATCGATAATTGGCGAGCTGAGTATATGCATCTTGGCCGAGAGATGGGGCAGATTATCAATGAACAACAAGATATTATTTTGAAACTACAAAACGAAAACAGACGTATAAAACGTGAGAATTGGAACCTTAAGAAGACGAAAGGAAGAAAGAAATGACTAAAACCGTTAAGATGACACGATAGCAGAATAATAAATACTAATAAACAACAAACTCATCCTTATAGATAATAAGGGAATTACAGAGTTTTTAAAGGAGGAGGAAAATGGCAAGTTTAACTTTCCCAGAGTTGCAACAAAAAATGCAATTAGAAAAAAAGAAATCAAAAGATGTAAAGTACGCATTTAGAAATGCCGAGGACATCTATACAACTTTCAAAGAGCTAAAAAGCGATTGGTCTGTAATCGTAACTGATGAACTCGTTGAGCTTGTTGGAAAAATCTTTGTAAAAGCAACAGCCGTAGCTTTTAATGACGAGAGAGACGAGAGGTACCAATCAACAGCGTATGCTGAAATGAGTCCAGTTCCAGTATTTAATACCCAAAAAGGACAGATTAAACAAATGCAAGATCCGCAATGGACAGGCGCAGTCAGCTCATACGCTCGAAAATATGCCTTACAGGGGTTGTTTGCGATTGGTGAAAAAGATATTGATGAGTATCCAGTAGAAGAAAGCCAAGAACAAGGGCAGAATAATCAGCAACAGAAACCAAACAACCAGCAAGCTCAAGAACAAAACCAAGTAAGGTACATTGACAACATTCAGTATCAAGAAATCATCAAGAACGTTGAAGAAATTGCGACGATTAAGGGAGCGCCATTTGATACAGTTGCAAATTTTGTATTGAGCAAGTATCAAATAGACGATTTCCACAAAGTGCCAGTTGATGGCTATAACATAGTGATGGACTATCTCACTAAACAAATTCAAAAAGCATACGAAAAACAAGGAGTATAAGACGTGGCAAAAGATGTAACTAATAGCTTGACAGAAATTAAGGTAGATTTCCAACCTGCAGTAATCAATGTTGATTATGATAGCGTGGAGAAACAACTTGCAGCAATCGTTGCACAGTATACAGATTATGAGGTGACAGCATCCACTTATAAGATTGATTATGATGAGCGTACACGCCTTAATAAATTAAAAGAGGCATTAGAAATTCGGCGTAAGGAAATCAAAAATAACATCAATAATCCATACAAGGAATTTGAGAAGTGGTACAAGAAAACAGTTGAGCCATTGGATAATGTTATCTCAAACATCACAGCAGGACTTAATGCGATTGATGAACATGAACGATTGATGCGCGTGGATGTCGTTCGTGCCACATTTGAAGATAAGTGTATGGTAGCAGGGATTGAAAAATCCACATTTGCTGACAAATACGATGAGTACAGCCTTAAGAAACATTTTAAAACAGGCAAGTATGAGCTGAAAAAGACAACACTTGATGAAATGGATGCCTTGGTGCTTTCAGAATTTGATGCCCTGGAAGAACATAAGGCTAACAAGCAAGCTATCCAAGAGCAAGCTCAAGAGTACAATTTGCCAGCTGATAGCTATATCAGACATCTTGAAGATGGTAAGAGTCTTGTTGATATTTTCAAGATGATGAAAACTGATCGTGATGCTGAGATTGCACGCAAAGAGCAGAAAGAGGCTCAAGAAAAAGCAGAAGCTGAACGACTTGAAGAAATTGCTCAATTGGCCAAGGAAAATGCAAATGCGCATATCAAGGCTTACGATGCTGAAACAGGCGAGATTTTGGAGCAGGGTCCAATTACACCAGAACCTCAAAACAATGCGCGAGAGGTGGCAAAATTTGAACCTAGCGAGCCTTTAACAATTGACTTTCGTTTGACATTGCATGGTGGGAAATCTCAGCTTAATCAGTTGCAAGAATGGCTTGAGGATAACTTTATCAGCTTTGAAATTTTGGAGGGTTAGGTGGAATTTAGAAAGTATCAACTTATTTTAGAGTTTGAGGAGGCTAACAGGCCTCTCTCACAAATTGAAAAGAAAAGCCTTGCTATTTACTCTATCGAGTATTTAAAAGCGGGGCTAGATAGCTTAGAACGTGAATATTTCAGTAAGAGGTATGCTCGATGAAATTTAATGAACTGATTGAAAATGTAAAAGGTTGGTCAACAGAAAGGAGTCAGATCTATGAGATGTTTTTATGTCAGTGGTAAAATTGCAGATCTTGATTTGGGGTCAGAAATCAATGCAGAAAATTCATTTATGGCCGCTATTGAGTTTGTGAAACGATACACCGACTTATTAAAGTTTGGTGCGCATGAAATAAAGGTATCAGAAGTAGAGGAGGTACAAAATGATAAATAATGTTGTTTTAGTAGGGCGGCTTACAAGAGATGCCGAACTGAGATACACGCAATCTAATATTGCGGTTGCTACATTTACTCTTGCTGTAAATCGTCCGTTTAAGAACGAGGCTGGAGAGCGTGATGCTGATTTTATCAATTGCGTTATCTGGAGACAGTCAGCTGAAAATCTTGCTAATTGGGCTAAAAAAGGCTCATTGATTGGTATCACAGGAGTAATTCAAACACGTAGCTATGATAATCAACAAGGCCAACGTGTTTATGTCACAGAGGTTGTTGCTAGTAATTTTCAACTGTTGGAAAGCCGTAACAGTCAGCAAAACAATCAAGGCCATCAAGATCATCATGGCGGTTATCAGCAACAGGGTTACAGCAACCAGGGCAGTTCTTTCCAAAACGGAAATAACACAGGGAACAATTTCCAAAATGGAAATAGTTACGGGCAACAAGGTAGTTTCTTTGAGGGGAACACAACAAATCCAGTTCCTGATTTCACCCGAGACAATAAGCCATTTGGCAGACCCACAAATCCATTGGATATCAGTGATGATGATTCGCCATTTTAATGTTTGATAGATTGGAAAAATATGACTGAATTAGTAAAAGTAGACGTGCAGTGTCCGTTTTGTGGGGAATGTTATCACAGAATGGTTAAGATTAAACCTTCATCAATTCGTTGTAGAGCGTGCAGCAAGTTTCTGCATTTGAAATGGACAGGTAACACACCAACAAGCACGAATAAAGCAGGTTTCGGGCGGTTAGCGTACGATCCGTATAACAACAATGAGGAGATTATGGAACTGAATGAGGTGTTCGCAAAGACATGAAAGAACGATTGATTTTGAAATTTGAGTTGAACAGGAAGCAGATGATCAACGCAAACGACAGACCTCACTTTCATCAAAAAGCTAAAATAACTAAGTTCTTACGGCAGTTAGCCGAATATGAGGGCAACAATGTACTAAGAGATTACTTTGGATTGCCTTACAGCGAGGACAAGCCTTGCAAGGTTAAGGTTCGGATATATCCTCCGACAAATCGGAAATACGACCCGCCGAACTGGTCGCCTACAAGCAAGGCTTTGTTTGATGGATTAACAGACGCTAAGATTTGGACAGATGATAATTATAATGTGATAGTATCTACTGAGTTTATGCACGGTGGCAAGTCTGGAAATAAGAATTACAGGATTGAGCTGGAGATTTACGAGTATCACGAGATATTGCAGAGGATAGTGGATGGGATTTGATAGGAGGTAAGAAATATGGTTGGAGTAACCTATCAGGAAATTCATCTCTTTGTTGAATTTTTAAAAGAGCAGTATGGCCAAGGTCGTCCAGACTATATTGAAGCCCTGAACGACTTAGACGGTCTGGTGGAAGTCTCCTACAGAGAAGCTATTGAAAGATTTTTAGAAGATGAAATATGATAAACAGACCGTCATTGACGGACTGAAACGCACAATCGAGCAAAACGAAAAGAAGATAATCGAGTATTCGAAACTGTGCGATTCACTGAAGAAACGCATTAGAGCGCTGGAGCGTGATTTATTGAAGAAAAAGAATAAAGAATTAAGAAAGTGGAGGAGTTGGAAGATGATGGAAGATTTAAAGCAAAAAGTTAATGCAGTATACAACTGGACGGTAGAAGATGGGAAGCCCAAACCTCCCAAGCAAGATTTACCACAAGCAGTGAAAGACCGGGTGGACTATTTTTTGGAAATGGCAGAAGATGGTATGACGTTTATGGGAGCGATGGAATGCATCTTCGCTGATGAAAAGCCTACAGACTATGATTTGGGAGCTACTAAGGGTTGGTTGCCAAAATCTAAGGAGTTTGATGATTGGGTTGGCTATACGCCAAGCGTGTCTCAGTTAGTTATTGCAGTTTATTTGATCTATGGGGGAAGCGAAGATGAATAAGCAAGAATTGATTAAAGAATTTAGAGAAATTGGGATTTATGGTTTGAATATGTTTGGAACTGTAGTCAAAGGCATTCCGACCGAAACTGCAATTGATCTAATCAAACAACTAGACGAACCCCGAAAAGTCAAAGTAAAGCAGTTTGTGGCGGATTGGTATGAGAGAAATGAAAATGATTTAGACTATAAGATTTGGGATTACATCTATAATTGGGAGGATCAAGAAGAATCCGAATTCAAAAACTGGTTTAATTGTTCAAAAAAAGCATTTCAAACCCTCGTCAACATGCACCAGTTCGGCTACGAGGTCGAGAAAGAGAAGCAGTATTTGGTCAAGATTAAAGCAACAAAACACTACCTTGTAAAAGATGGAAATGGGAAAATATTTTTTTCTCTAGCATTCAAAGGCTATTTTACAAAAAAAGAACTGGAAGAAGCGGATTTCGGCTGGGTATTCGATTGCCCAGGTATTGAGATTGAGGAGGTGGAGTGATGATAATATCATCTGAAGAATGGTTAAAATTTATAAAAGATGGACAAAAATATGCCTTGGAGAAAATTGAAGAAATTTTTCCAAATGAAGACGAGGAGTTGGAGTGATGGAAGACAGTGTTTGGCTAGGCTGGATTGCCGAGGTTATGGCAACTAAGCCTGTTGACAATGAATTGATAGAAAGCCGCCGTGGCCAAGAAGTGGTTGATTTGCTATTAGATTTAGAAAGAAATGATTTTAATTGGCATAGAGGAGATGCAGATGTTTTTTGGATAGATGCCCAGATGTGTATCAAGTACAAACTTTCCAATGCAGAGATTAAATTTTTAGCTAAACAACAACCAGGCGTTGTAAATTATAAGAAACACGCAAAAGAAAGAAATGCCTATTCAGAGATGATGAGAGGGTTGGAGAAGTTAAAAGAGTTGAACTTTCCAGAAATCTACAATCATTCCCTTTCTCCTGATGATGAAAAGAGGAGATTTGAAGAAGAAATGGCAGTTGAACAAAACTATCTTTCACCTTACCAAAAATTAGACGAAGTTCAAAAACGATTTTATGAAAATCAATTTTTATTTGGCAAAAAAGTGATGGAATCTGCAATGAAAATTGTATCAAGTGAAAAGAAAATAGGTGTTGATAATTTCTTCAACATTGGAAGTCATCGAATTAAATTCACTGTCGAGGAGGTCATAGATTGAAACGACCAAACAGATACCCGTACACTAAAAATCAATGGGTTGAAGAAACTGTTAATCACTATACATATAAAAGCGATATTTGCTATACAAGTCACATTTTAGAAAATAGACTCACTGGAGAAATTAAGAGCAAGGAGGTGCAGTGATGTCGTTTTACGGTGGAACCTATATCGATTACTGTAAATATTGCGACGACAAATATAGTGGAATTTTTAAATTAAAAAAACATGAAGATGCTATTAAAGGATTCCATAGATGGTTGAAAGAACACGGAAGAGAGGTCGCATATTGAAACGATTCATAGCTATCTGGATTCTGCTATCAGCTGGATTGAACATCTGGCAGATGGACAGGATTCGAGATTTAGAAGAAAAGAAGCCGATGGTTATCTACAAGGCGGATAACGCAGGCGCTGAGATATTTGGTAAGGTCGTCGAAAAAGGACGACATGGCAAGTTGTATACTGTGACTATCAGAGATTATGGGATTTTTGTAGTCACTAGAGAGCAGTGGGATAAAGTTAAAGTTGGAGATGAGGTGATGTTATGACGTTCGTGGAGCACAATAACCGTGAGAAAGCCAATAAATTTGCCGAGTATGTGACAGGTAAGTCGTTGCGTGAATACTTAGCTCAAAAAGTTAAACAATATTGCGGTGAGAATGTATCTGTATTTGATGGTGCGGCAGGCTCTGGGCAACTGGAACAATTTATCAGTATGGCTGATTTTCATGCGGTAGAAATTCAGCAGGAAAGTTGTGAAGCATTGAAGACAAATTTCCCTCATGCAATCGTACATAATCAGAGTTTCTTTACATACCAGTCAGATATACAAGTGGATGCAATTGCAATGAATCCGCCTTACTCTCTGAAATTGAAAGATTTACCAGAAGAAGACCAACAGGCCATCAAAGAACTGTATCCGTGGAAAAAATCTGGTGTTGTTGATGATATTTTTCTGTTGAAGTCACTAACTTACACAAAACGATACGGATTCTATATCATGTTCCCTGGTATTGCTTACCGTCAGTCTGAGAAGAAAATGAGAGAGCTGGTAGGGAATAACCTTGTTGAATTGAATGAGATTCAAAATGGATTTGAAGACACATCTATCAACGTGATTTTCTTAGTCATTGACAAAGAAAAAAATACTCCTGATATTTCAAAAGAAATTTATGACTGTAAGACCCAAAAGATTGAATACCAAGAATCTGATACATTGGATACGGATTTTAGATGGGTTGCGCCAAGCAAGCCTGTAGAGAAGGAAGAAATAGACATTGACCAAGTAAATGCGGAACTAGACCAAATGGCAATCGACCACCTTGAAAAACATTTAGCTAGTCAATTGATGTTGATTCAGTTTTTCAACGCAGATATTGATTTAAAATCTTTCATAACGAAATGCCACAAGGTCTTAGACGATTATTTACTAGCTTATAATTTCGCAGTAGGATTAGAATGAAACCAGATAAGATAACAACGCACGGATTGCTAGAAGTTTGTGACTTAATTCCAGGTAAGCGTGGTAAAGTTAGCGAAGGTGCATATTATATTTATGGAGCCGGAAAAAGCACAAAAGGTACGACAGATAAATTCAATTGTGAGAGCGACACAATCCGCTTGACTCGTAAGGGTACGGTTGGTGCTGTTTATTTTCATCGAGATCCATTTTGGATGGACGATGATAGCTTCAGAATTGAGCCAAAAGAAATGCTAGATAAGCGATATTTATTTCATTGGCTGTTGATGAAGCGTGAAGAAATAGGACGTTGTGCAGACGGAGATAATCAACCAGGCTTATCATTAGCTAGATTGTCCAAGATAAAGATTGACGTCCCTGATATGGAATATCAGTTAAAGGTTGTTAAGTTGTTAGATGAAATGAGTGCAGATTTGGAATTTTTTATAGACAATATCAAACAAACAAAAATAAACCAAAGCAAGGTTTTGAGTTACTACAATGAAAAAATCGGAACGGCTTTAGAAAGAGAATCAAATGAACAATAAGTTAGGTTGTGAAGATTGTGGAAAGTTTTTCTTTTTGAAAGACAAGTTGAATTATGATTGTGTATTTCAAAATGGCATTTGTAGTGAATGCTTGGTCGAAAGAATAGAAAGGGGAATTGAATGGTAGTTAACGGTAAATGGATTGATGGCACTTTCGTAAAAGAGGAGGATTTGTCGAATGAAACTAAGATTTAGAGCATGGCTGAAGAAAAAGCAAGAAATGGATAATGAAATTGACCACATCAGTTGGCTAGAAGATGAACTATACTGTATTGGAGATGGAATTACTTACATGGTTTCAGCGGAAGATTTAGTCCTCATGCAATCAACAGCTATGGTTGATAGGGGTGGCAGGATTATCTTTGAAGGCGACATAGTCAAAATGGCTAAAGATGTTTATTCTGAACCGACTTATTACGAGGTTGTAAGACATAGAGGAGGAGCATATCGTCTTGAATCTAAGCAACACGGATGTGAATTGTGGTTACGACATACTGATTGCGAGGTCGTGGGAAATGTATATGAAAACAGAGAGCTTTTGGAGGATAAGAAATGTACCCAGAAATAATTGACAACGTAAACAAACCAAGCCACTACCAAGGAAGATTTGGCATGGAATCTATCGATGCCTTAAGGAATTTCATGACACCAGAACAGCTGAAAGGCTTTTATCTTGGAAATGCCTTGAAGTATCAACTGCGATTCCAGAAGAAAAACGGTCTTGAAGACCTGAAGAAAGCCAGAAAGAACCTTGATTGGTTGATTGAGGAGATGGAACATGAGAATTAAGACATCAAATGGATCCATCATCAACGTTGACAAAATAAAGCATAGCATCACAGTTGAGGGCGTTGAATTGGGCTCAGATTGTCGTGCGCTGACTTCTAAACACAAAGATGGTACAGGTACAATAACACTAGTTTTTGATGGGAAAATAATTTAAAAAAAGCCAAGACACTCTCTGTCTCAGCTAATAGTTATCGTAAAGACTATTATACCACAAAAGGAGATAGAGAGTGAACAAGGCTAAAGAGTTACTTGATGAACTACAGAATTTGGATGAAGAGATACAGAGTCGAATAGACGAGCTTGCTAATCTTGAAGCTAGTTTGCTTTCTAGTCCTAAAATGAGCATGGATAAGGTTCAAGGTGGTCAGAAGGTTCGATTAGATGAACGTTACATTGATATTTTTAGCATGCAAGATTCCTTGAAAGAGTACATGAAGCAAGCAACTGCCGAAGCTATCCAGCGGAGAATTAAGCTCAGTAAATTGATTGATAAAATGCCTAAGCCTGCAAGTCGAACAATTCTAAGGATGGTGTATATTCAGAAAGCAAACGTGTATGATATGATTGAATTTTTACGATGCAGCAAGACCACTTTTTACAAAAAGAAGAAAGATGCAATCCGTGAATTGGGTGTTGTAGTTGATAAAAGCGAACTAATGTGAACTAGGTTGAAACGCACTGGTCTAACAATCGTGCTATTATAGTATCATCAAGAATTAAGGGTAAGGCAGTAAGCCTTCCCTGACATGGAGAGTTGGCAGAGTCAGGTTGAATGCGCCCGTTTGCTAGACGGGTGGTCGCCTATGTGCGGTCCGTGGGTTCAAATCCCACACTCTCCTTTGAGTGTTTGTGTCCCAGAATGGGGTAGGCAGTAGGCTTAGCATTCATATATCACTCATTAACTTAAAAATGGTTGCAGCAGCGACCGAACCTCGCATGGTTGCGTAGCTACTTATATCCTAGGTAAGTTATAAGCTAGAGGGTTTGATCCCCTCAGAGGTTGTAAAGACTACAAAAAAATAAAAAAAGGAAAACTTTCAAATTTATTACTAATTAACACGCAAGGTAGTAGTCGTCTTGCAGTTGGAACGTAGCTCAGTTGGTGGAGCGATATGACTATAAAGGGTCTGAAACGTAGGCAGGTTCGAGTCCTGCCGTTCCAATTTTTACAGAATTGGCTGTAAAAAACAAAGTCAAAGACTATATAACCCGAGAAACACATATCTTTTTGATGTGTGTTTTTTGGTTTTTGGAGGAGGGAAACAGTGAAGATTGTTGATAAGCCGATTGAATGGCTAAGACCTTACGAAAAGAACCCTAGGAACAATGAACAAGCAGTTGAAGCAGTGGCCAATTCTATAAAGGAATTCGGTTTTAAGGTTCCGATTGTCGCAACGATTGATGGAGAAATCGTAAACGGACATACAAGGTTTAAGGCAGCGAAGTTTTTAAAGCTAAAAACTGTGCCAGTTCTTATTGCAGATGATTTGACAGAGGAACAGATTAAGGCATTTAGACTTGCTGATAATAAGACAGGGGAGCTTGCTGATTGGGACGTTGAACTACTTTATAGCGAATTAGATGAACTTACTGGTTTTGATATGACGATGTTTGGGTTCGAAGATATTGACTTTTCTTTAGATGATTTTGAAGAAGATGAAAAAGAGACGGGAGAAGAAGTCGATATCGATTCCGAAGAGAAGCCGAAAGTAGAATATGGAGATATTTATCAGCTAGGACGACACCGCTTAATGTGTGGTGACAGCACATCTGCTGAGGATATGGCACAGTTAATTGATGGCGCAGTGATAGATCTATATGTTACAGACCCACCCTATAACGTGGCCTATCAAGGAGGAACTGATGAAGCTATGACAATCATGAACGATAGCATGGATGATGTTAGTTTCAGACAATTCCTAAGAGATGCATTTGCGGTTGCAAACAATCACTTAAAACCAGAGGGAGCGTTCTATATCTGGCATGCAGATTCGGAAGGTTTGAATTTTAGAGCTGCAGTAAAAGAGACAGGTTGGTTACTGAAGCAGTCCATTATCTGGGTAAAGAATGCTATTGTGTTAGGTCGTCAGGACTATCAATGGAAGCATGAGCCCTGCCTATACGGTTGGAAAGACGGAGCGAGTCACTATTTTGTGGACAATCGCTCACTAGCTACTGTCATTGAAGAAGATGAAGAAAATCTAAAAGAAATGACAAAAAGCGAATTGATTTCTTACATCAAGACCATGCAGGATACATCTCCGACGACTGTCTTTTACGAGGATAAACCTGTTAGAAACGATATCCATCCGACGATGAAGCCTTTGAAGTTGATTGCTAGATGTGTTTTGAACTCCAGTAAAAAAGGCGACAAGATACTAGATAGCTTTAATGGCGGAGGTTCCACATTAATGGTGTGTGAACGTTCTGAAAGAGTTTGCTATGCAATGGAACTAGATCCCGTGTATGTAGAGCGGACGATTAAACGTTGGGAAGAAGAGACTGGACTTACCGCTGAAAAAGTAAGTTAAATTTATTTTTTTGATAAGGAAGTGAGGCGATGGCTAATGAGCAAAACTTGATAAAAAATTCAGAACGAACTCCGAGCGAACGCCGAGAAAATGCAAAAAAAGCAGGAGTGGCCTCTGGTAAAGCTAGAAGAAAAAAAGCAAACTTAAAAAAGGCTTTTGAAACGATTCTGCAAGCAGATGTAGCAAGTCCAAGTGTTAAGAAGCAACTTGAAGATATGGGGTTTGACACAACTAACGAAATGGCTCTTGCAATGGTTATGATGCAGAAAGCTATGAAAGGTAACGTTAGAGCATTTGAACAAATCAGCAAGTTAACCACGACAGATGCGAAAGACTCACTTGATAAGAGAGAGCAAAAAGAACGCATTGAAGCGCTCAAGCTAGGAAATGAGAAGCTTAGAAAACAGATAGGAACATCAGAAGTTGACGTTAAAGACGATGGCTTTATTAAATCTCTAGAAGGGGTGGTTGAAGAAACTTGGCTAGATTAAGAATGCAAACCAATACATTCAAATTTCAACCTTTTAGCAAAAAGCAGAAGAAAGTGCTAACTTGGTGGCTTTGGAACTCTCCAGTTCATGAGTCAGAAGGCATTATTGCTGATGGTGCTATCCGTTCTGGCAAGACTGTCTCTATGAGTCTAGCTTTTGTTATCTGGGCGATGACATCATTCAACCATCAGAACTTTGCGATGTGCGGAAAGACAATCGGCTCTTTCAATCGTAACGTCCTGAAACTGTTGTTGGTTATGATACAGTCAAGAGGTTTTAGCTACGTCTATCATCGGACGGATAACTTGATAGAAATCTCAAAAGGCGACGTGTCGAATGATTTTTATATCTTTGGTGGTAAGGACGAAAGTTCACAGGATCTTATTCAAGGTTTAACGCTGGCAGGTATCTTTTTCGATGAAGTAGCGCTTATGCCTGAGTCCTTTGTTAACCAGGGCACAGGGCGGTGCTCTGTGACAGGTTCCAAGTGGTGGTTCAACTGCAACCCAGACGGGCCTTATCATTGGTTTAAAGTCAACTGGATAGACAAAGCAGAAACAAAGAATATGCTTTATCTGCATTTTGATATGGATGACAACCTTTCTCTTTCAGAGAACATCAAGAAGCGTTATAGAAGTCAATATCAAGGTGTTTTCTATCAGCGATACATCCAAGGTCTTTGGACGGTTGCAGAAGGTATTGTCTACGATATGTTCAGTAAGGATAAGCATGTTGTATCAACCTTGCCAGAAATGAGTAAGCTGGGCAAATATGTTTCGGTCGACTACGGTACGCAAAATGCGACTGTTTTTCTTTTGTGGGAAAAAGATATCAATGGTAAGTATTACTTAACAAGGGAATATTATTACTCAGGTCGTGACGAGAACGTACAGAAAACCAATGCTGAGTACGCTGATGATTTAACTGGTTGGCTAGGAGATACGAACATCGAACGAATCATTATTGATCCGTCTGCAGCTTCATTCATTGCTGAATTGAAGAAGAGAGGATATAAAATCAAAAAAGCTAGAAACAACGTCCTTGAAGGCATTCGTTTTGTTGGTTCTATGCTAGGCCAAGAGAAAATAGCAGTACATGAGAGTTGTGTGAATACGCTGAAAGAGTTCCATGCTTATGTTTGGGACGAGAAAGCCTCTGCGAATGGCGAGGACAAGCCTATCAAGCAATTCGACCACGCAATGGACGCCCTGCGTTATTTCTGCTATACAATATTATTCAAGTCAGGAGGTATGACTGTTTGGAAATAGAAGTAATTAGAAAAATAATCTCGTCGCAGATGGTTAAGCACATAGAGTTTGTCTCACAAGCAGCTGAAGCCGAGAAATACTATCGTAACGAGAATGATATTAAACGAAAGCGTAAGCCTGCCGATAAGAAAGGCGCAGAGAACGAAGCAAAAGCAGAAGATAATGCATTTCGTAATGCTGACAACCGTATTAGTCACAACTGGCACCAGTTATTGCTTGACCAGAAAAAGGCTTATGCGTTGACCTATCCGCCTACATTTGATGTGGACGATAAAAGCGTTAATGAGAAGATTGTAGACGTCTTAGGAGATGATTATGAACGTATCAGTAAGCAGCTTTGTGTGAATGCAGGAAATGCTGGTATCGCTTGGCTTCACGTTTGGAAAGACGCTAGTGACAATTCGTTTAGATATGCTTGTGTGGACTCAAAAGAAGTAATACCAATCTACTCAAAGTCTTTGGATAAGAAGTTGATTGGGGTACTGCGAGTTTACTCTAGCACAGATGAAACAGATGGTAAGAATTACACTGTTTACGAATACTGGAACGACAAAGAGTGCTCTTTCTATCGTCACGAAGAAAATAAGCCGCTGGAAGAATTAGAGACATTCCAAGCAATCTTTTTGGTCGATACTATGAATGGCGACCGATCTAGTGACGATAGCTTCAAGCATGATTTTGGCCTTGTTCCTTTTATTCCGTTCAAGAATAACGAAATTGAGACCAACGACTTGAAGCCAATCAAAGACCTAGTTGATGTTTACGACAAGGTCTTTAGTGGATTTGTCAATGATACAGACGATGTTCAAGAGGTTATATTTGTTCTTACAAACTACGGTGGGCAGGACAAGCAAGAGTTTCTAGAAGATTTGAAACGCTACAAGATGATTAAGATGGACAACGACGGTATGGGAGACCAGTCAGGAGTTACAACCATTGCGATTGACATTCCAACCGAAGCAAGAAATCTGATTTTAGAGCGGACTAAGAAACAAATCTTTATCAGTGGCCAAGGGGTCAACCCTGAAACAGATAAGCTGGGGAACAGTTCAGGTGTTGCTCTGAAGTTTCTATACTCGCTCTTAGAGTTAAAAGCTGGCAACATGGAAACTCAGTTTAGAAGCGGATATGCCACACTCGTTAAAATGATTTTGAAACATCTAGGGTTATCCGATAAACTCAAAATCAAGCAAACATGGACACGGAACTCAATCAATAACGATACAGAAATGGCTCAAGTAGTTTCTACTCTTGCAACTATCACATCAAGAGAGAACGTAGCTAAATCAAATCCAATTGTAGAAGATTGGCAGGATGAACTGCGCTTGCAGAAAGCTGACCAAGAGGAACAATCTGAAAAACTCTACGACATGGAAGAGGTAGAGCATGAGTCGGAAACTGAATAAAGAAGAGAAAATTGCCTTTATCGAATCCCTTGACGACCTCAACCGAGAAGAGAAAGACAGATTGCTGTATGAGCTGGCTCAGATTGACGACCTCAGCGAGATAATAGACTACATCGATAATTTATATCACCGAACACTAAAACGCATTACAGGGCGTTTAGAGGCGTTTGAGAGAGTGTCTAAAAATCGTAGTGATATATTGCCATTTTATTTGTTATCTCTGACTAAGACTGACCAATTAAAAACCAAGCAAGAGATTGCTGGCTTTGTTAAGAAACATCCTGATTTAACAGAGTGGTCAAGGTCAATAAAGGTCAAAACAAATGCAGATGCCTTGTTTGCTGGTGTTGAGATGGATATCGCTAAAATGACTGGAAAAATCAACAAGCGAATAGAAACACATCTCAAGCAAACCTACCAAGAAACCTACTTAAATCGTGCTTACAACTACCATAAACAAACCAAAAAAGAACCGAATTTCAAGCCTGAGCGTCTAGAAGAAGAGTATCTTCAAAAGGCAATCAACGAAAACTTTAAAGGCAAGCGGTTCTCTGAGCGTGTTTGGGGTAGCAATATGGACGAACTGGTTAGTCGAGTAGAATCGCTTGTAACCAACGATTTAAACCGAGGCTATCCGATAGACCAGTCCAGTAAGCTTCTAGCCATTGAGTTCGAACGTGCTCGTAATCGTGCAGTGACGGTTTTACAGACGGAAACGAACGGCATTCAGGCTCAGGCAACGCTGGATGAATACCAAGACGACAATATCAAGAAGTACAGGTATCTGGCGACCTTAGAGGTTCACACATGCCCTATTTGTGGCGAGTTAGACGGTAAGGTATTTCTTGTTAAGGATGCAGAAAAGGGCGTGAATTATCCTACTATGCACCCTCACTGTCGATGTACGACGGTTCCTGCCTTAGAAAAAGGCGGGAAACGCTATGCAAGAGATATTGAGACAGGAAAAGGCTATGAGGTTGAAAGCGGTCAGACCTTCAAGGACTGGCGAAAGCAGCAACTTGATAAGTATGGCCAGACTGTTATCAAAGACAAGCTACAAGCTGAACGATTGGAAAAGGATAGAGTCCGCAGAACCAAGGAGCAGTTCATAGCTTATAGGCAGGTTTTAGGCTCTCAAAATATGCCCAAAACATTTGCAGGCTTCTATGATTTGAAGTATAATGATGTTGAGGGATACAAGGAACTAAAAGACCGTATCAGATGGACAAAGTCCAAGTTTCCTACCGAGAAATCTTTAAATGGACATTTCAAAGGTCATAGGAAAGAGTTCGGCGATATAACCATTGAAGAATACCAAAAAATGGCATCTGATTTGTTATCAAAACCGACATCGGACAAGATATTGGGTTATCAGACGGAACTTAGACGAGTGCGCTATGATATCGATAACAATATCTATGTTTTAGGTAATCCTAAAGTACATAAAATAAATACAATGTTTAAACCAGACTTAGGAAGGGAGTATTACGATGGAGAAATCGCAAAAGACTTGGGAAATTGATGGATATTTATGGCTTCATTGCCCTGTTTGTGGGACCGAAGTTATGGACTATGATATCTGTGATGTCTGCCATTGGCAAAATACAGGCATTATAAATATTGATGGTGGTCCTAATAAAATGACACTTGCAGAGGCCAAAGAAGCGTATGCAAAAGGTTTACCGATTAGATAAATAAGCACCTGGAGCAATCTAAATGCTTTTCTTACGCTTAGAAAGGAGCGAAGATATGGAAAATTGGAAAGAAAGATTTAGAAAAGAATACTACGAATTGAGAGAACGATTCCAAAAGTTGGACAGGATGATTAGTTTATACGAAAAAGGACAGATAGAGTTTCAACCTAAATGCTCCATTGATTTGTTAAAAAGTCAGCGTTCAACCATGTGGAATTATTTAAAAATTCTAGAACAACGTGCAAAAATTGAAGAAATTAATCTTTAAAACCTAACCGCATCGAAATCGAGGCGGTTTTCTTTTCGCCCTGAACATGGCGTTAAAAGGTTCAACTATTGGACAAGTCCGTAGTCCTAACAAAAGCGGAGCGACTGGTGATGGAGAACACCTAAAAAGCCTAGCGTAGAGGAAAGGATTTTCAAAATGAAAAAAGAACAACTGGCAAACATCGGCTTAACTGAAGACCAAATTTCTCAAGTCTTCGCTTTGTATGGTGCTTCTGTCCAAAAACTTAAGGATGATGTAGCAAGTAAAGAAAGCGAATTGGAGAGCGTGCGTGGACAGCTGACACAACGTGATAAAGACTTGAATGATTTGAAGAAAAAAGGCGCAGATGTTGAAGATATTCAGCAAAAGCTAGAGGACTTACAAGCTAAGTACAAACAAGATACAGAAGCGCTTGAGATGAAACTAGCAGATGAGAATAAATCTCGCTTAATCGATGCTGAATTGACAAAAGCTGGCGTTCGAGACGCAGAAATTTTTGGAAAAATCTTAAACAAAGACGAAATCTCTGTAAAAGATGGCAAATTGATTGGCTTGACTGAGCAAATCGAAGCTCAGCGTGCTAAAAGTCCATATCTCTTTAACGGGGAGAAACAAGCCCAATATACGCCAAATCAAGGCGATGGGCAAGGTGCTAATTTAGGGAATTGGGAAACTGCTATGAGCAATCCTGACTTCAACCTAACTCAATTTTTACAACAACAAGGAGAAAATAACTAATGGCTAATGAACTTACAAAAATTATAGACACGATTACACCTCAACAGTACAATGCATACATGCAACAGTACACTGCTGCTAAATCTGCTTTCGTTCAAAGTGGTATCGCAGTATCAGACGAACGTGTCTCTAAAAACATTACATCTGGTGGTCTGTTGGTCAACATGCCTTTCTGGAATGATCTTACTGGAGATTCTGAGGTTCTCGGAAATGGCGATAAAGCCCTAGAAACTGGGAAAATCACTGCTGGAGCAGACATTGCCTGCGTTCTTTATCGTGGACGTGGTTGGGCTGCCAACGAATTGACTGGTATTGTAGCTGGTTCTGACCCAGTACGTGCTATCTTGAACCGTATCGGTGCTTATTGGTTGCGTGAAGACCAAAAAGCCTTGATTGCTACCTTGAATGGTATCTTCGCGACTGGAACAGGTGGTGAGAAAGGTGCTCTTGAAGAAACTCACGTATCAGACCAATCCAAAGCATCTACTGGTATCGATGCAGCTATGGTACTTGACGCTAAACAATTGCTTGGAGATTCTGCTGATCAAGTTACTGCTATTGCTATGCACTCTGCGGTTTACACTAAACTACAAAAAGATAACTTGATTCAATACATCCAGCCAACCACTGCGACTATCAACATTCCAACCTACCTTGGTTACCGTGTCATTATCGATGATGGTATTGCACCAACAGGAGATGTTTATACATCATACCTTTTCCGTACTGGTTCAATCGGTCTCAATACAGGAAATCCATCAGGATTGACTACGTTTGAAACTTCTCGTGAAGCAGCTAAAGGCAACGACATGATTTACACTCGTCGTGCCCTTGTGATGCACCCTTACGGTGTGAAATGGACTGGCGCAGAAGTTACTGAAGGAAACATCACTCCATCAAACGCTGACTTGGCTAAATTCAAGAACTGGCAACGTGTTTACGAGCCTAAGAACATCGGTATTATCGCTCTGAAACACAAAATTGGCAAATAGATTGGGTAACAGAATATGATTCAAGAATTGAAACAAGACAACACAATGTACTTGATCTCATGCGTTCGGAAAATGCGTCAGGATAATTATTTCAAAGATATGGAAGTTCTTCACTACGCTTTGACCCAAGCAGAAAACGAGATTTTGAATTATATTCACCAAGACAGTGTGCCTGGACGTTTAGAGAACGTATGGATAGACATGACCAACGACTTACTGGACAAGGTCAAGGAGCAAAGTGTGCTTGCTGAAAAAGCTGACGCAGACGACTTTTCGGTTAAGAGTATCAAAATGGGTGATACGACAATCGAAAAGGTTAGTCCTTATGAAATGATTCAACGAATGAAACAAGTGCCGTCATCACTTGAGCGCTACAAGCGTCAGTTGAATCGTTTTAGGAAACTACTATGACCGAATATGCTAAGACAGTCTTTGATTGCTTGTATGACTGTAAAATGACGGTTAAAGATTATACAGAGCAAGAGATAGACGGTTTGACCAGTATGTCAGAAAGCGTGCTATTAGAGGACATTCCCTGTAGGATTTCACAAATGAGCAATAGTTCAACGAACGGGAGCGACTATCAAGCTAACGGCTATGATATGAAACTCTTTTGCTCAGTTGTCTATGATATTCCTGCAGGTTGCAAGATTGAGGTGACTGATAGAAATGGGCACGTTAAAGTGTTTACACGGTCTAATGTGCCTATTAGTCAGTATTGGTCACATCAAGAAATTGCTATAAAGCTAGAGGGCAAGTCATGAGTGGCAGTTTTGATTATCGTAGTTTCGCTAAGTTTGCTAACAACTTCAACAGGAGTACGAACCATGCGAAAGTAGACCTATTTATGAGACAGACCTTGAATTACGAAGGCACAGAACTAAAATCCAAAGTGAAAGAGAGAACGCCTGTTGGTGTTTATACGGATCATTGGGTGGAGTTCACAACCAAAGATGGCAAACACGTCAAATTTTGGGCAAGCGCTCATGGCAAACAAGGCGGAACTTTGCAAAAAGGCTGGTCTAAAAGCCGTATTGAAGTATCTGGACGGACTTATAAGCAGAAAGTTTATAACAAGGTCTACTATGCCCCACACGTTGAGTACGGGCATAAGACGGTTAATGGTGGCTTTGTTCCAGGGCAGTTTTTCCTTCATAAAACGGTTGAAGATACTAAAAGCGATATGGAAAAGCGTGTCCGTGATAAGTATGATGGCTTTATGAGAAAGGTAGTGTTAGGAAATGGCAAATAAAGGCTTTCGGTTAGTCGAGGAGTTAGTTAGTCACATCAAGGGGTTATATCCTGACATCAGGATTTATCTGGATGAAGTAGAGCAAGGTTTTAAAGAGCCTTGTTTTTTTATCCATGTGGTTGATACTAAGTACACTCCAGAGGCCAATAAGTATGTGAAAGTACGTTCTAAAGTGGATTTGTCTTATTTTCCTTCTAAGAAAAAGCGTAGCGAGTGTTTAGCAATGCAGGAAGAATTGAGTTATAAACTCTTACACTTGCCGACGATTCATTTATTTGACCGTCAGTATGAAGTGGTTGACAACGTTCTGCACTGTATTTTTAACGCAAGCACACGCTTGAAGTTAGAAGAGGAAGATATCAAACAACGTGAATTGAAAGTGAAAGAAGAGGTAAAAGATGGATAATGTAGACGGAATTGTGTTCCCTACTGCGGACATTTTGGAAAGTAGCGCTTTTACCAACGGAGAAAAAGACATCTTGGGGGCTATTTTAGATCCAGAAGAGTCTTATAGCTTGGAAGAAGCAAGAGCAAAACTAGAATACGAACTAGGAAGGAAGATTAACTAATGGCAGGTGGAATTTGGAAACGCCAAAATAAAGTAAGACCAGGTGCTTACATCAACGTCAAATCAAAAGACATTGCAATGACTCGCCTTGGTGGTGACGGTGTCGTAACAGTACCGCTAGCACTCAGCTTCGGTCAATCAAAGAAATTGATGAAAATCCGACGTGGTGAAGATCTATTTAAGAAGCTAGGTTATGAGCAAGAAAGCCCACAACTCTTGTTGCTGAATGAAGCATTCAAACGTGTTAGTGAAGTCTTGCTTTATCGTCTAAATACGGGCGAAAAGGCAAACGTAAGCCTTTCAGACAACGTAACGGCTCAAGCTAAATATAGCGGTGTCCGTGGGAATGATATCACAGTAACGGTCAAAACAAACGTAGATGACCCAAGTTCATTTGATGTTGTCATATTCCTTGATACTGTTGTTATGGACTCGCAAACTGTAAAAGTCTTGGCTGATTTGAAAAACAATGATTTAGTTGAGTTTTCAGGAACAGGAGTACTGCAAGCAGTGGCTGGCGCTAAATTAACTGGCGGTACTGATGGTGCAGTCTCAACTCAAGACTACTCAGAATACTTCAAGGCACTTGAAACAGTTGAATTTAACTATATGGCCTTGCCAGTAGAAGATGCTTCTATCAAGAAGGCAGCTATCAACTTCATCAAACGTATGCGTGAAGATGAAGGACTAGGCGCTCAATTGGTTGTTGCGGACTCTGACGCAGACAGTGAAGCAGTTATTAACGTTAAAAACGGTGTTATCTTGTCTGATAAGACAGTTATTGATAAGACGAAAGCGACTGTATGGGTTGCAGCAGCAAGCGCAAATGCTGGCGTTGAGAAATCATTGACTTATGAGAAGTACGAAGACTCTGTTGATGTTGTGGGGCGTTTGAGCCACACAGAGACAGAAGATGCGCTCTTGAAAGGGCAATTTGTCTTTACTGCTCGTCGTGGTCGTGCAGTAGTTGAACAAGATATCAACTCACACGTCAGCTTCACGATTGAGAAGAACCAAGACTTCCGTAAGAACCGTATCTTGCGTACCTTGGACGATATCGTGAACGATACTCGTTATGCTTTCTCTGAGTATTTCCTTGGAAAGGTGAGCAACAACGAAGATGGACGTCAAGCGTTCAAAGCGAACCGTATTCGCTATTTCAAAGACCTTGAAGCTCGTGGTGCTATTGAAGACTTCAAAGTGGAAGACATCGAGGTGCTACGTGGTGAGTTGAAAGAGTCTGTAGTGGTTAACGTCAAAGTGAAACCAGTAGACAGTATGGAAAAACTGTACATGACAGTTACAGTAGAGTAGGAAAGGAGATAGTATGGCTTTTTTAAAAGGTCGTGACGTAATCAGCGGTCAGGAAGGTACCGCTTTTATTCACATCGACGGAAAAAATGAGTTCATGTTCTATATCAAGGAACTTGAAGCAACAGTTAAGAAAAACAAAGAAGAAGTCCGCACCCTTAACAAACGTGGTACGCAAGTGAAGGCGACTGGTTTCAAGGGTGAAGGTAAGATGACCATTTACGGTGTCACTTCAACATTCAAGGAAATGATGTTGGACTACATGAAGAATGGTCGTGATACATTCTTTGATATCCAAGTGACCAATGACGATGCGACAAGTTCAATCGGTCGTCAAACAACAATCTTGCGTGAATGTAACCTTGATGAAGTTGTGATGGGTCAACTAAAAGTTGAGGAAGATTTCTTGGAAGAAGAAGTCAACTTTACTTTTGAAGATGTAGATATCTTGGAAAAATTTAATGCGCCTAAATTAGGTTAGAAAGAGGATAAATAAATGGCAATTTCAGACTTTTTACTAGAAAACGTTCAGCAGGAAGAAACAAAGGAAGTACACCTTAAGCGTTTCAAATCTCCTTTTGTCATTCGTAGTATTGACGAAAGTCTAAACGATATGTTGAAGAAACGTGCAACAATCAAGAAGAAAAACCGTCAAGGTGTGGCTATTCCTGAGTTCAACAACGATAAGTACATTGACTCCTTAATGTCTGCTTGCGTTGTTACGCCAGACTTAAAAGATGCTCAACTACAAGAGTCTTATCGTACTGTTGGGGATGAAGCAGCAACCTTGAAAGCTATGTTGAAGATTGGGGAATATGCTACCTTAATGCAAGAAATCCAGTCGCTTAACGGATTTGATGAAGATATCAATGATCTTGTCGAAGAAGCAAAAAACGACTAGAGGACGGGGACGCAGAGTTGAGTTATGCTTACTACTGTTTGCATCAATTCAACTGGACTCCGTCCTTTTTGGATAGCTTATCTAAACGTGAGAAAGCCTTGATTTTTGCCTTTATCGATATCCGAGTAGAGGCAGAAGAAAAGGAACACAAAGAAATGGAAAGAAAAAGCAGAGGAAGGAGGAGACGGTAGAAGATGGCTACATTAACACAAACACTAACCCTTAAAGATAAATTTTCTAGTTCATTGAACAGTATTAATAACACAATAGATCGAACTATTGGAAAGTTTAGCGAGTTGGATAGACGTGTCAAGAAGATGACGCAGACTGCAACGATTAAAGTCAAAGCAGATATGCCTAAGAATTTAACTGCGCCCAAAGCCACTAGCCCTGTAGCGCCTAAAATGGCGACACCTATCGCTCCTAAACTTCCTTCGGCTGGGCCTCTTGTTGGTGGTTTAGGTGTTGCTACATCCATGCTTGGTCGAATGACTTCTATTTCTCGCGCTTTGAATTTCATGGTTGCTATTCAAGCCTTGAGGCAAATGGCTAATTTAATGAGTGGTCTGATTAAGTCAGGCGATGATTATATTCAGACCATGGCAAGGCTTAAGACAATAGAAGACGGATCTAAGACAGGCCAAGAACTTCAAGATAGTATCATGGCAGCGGCACAACGCTCAAGGACGGGCTTCGGTATCATGGCAGACTCAGTGGCTAAACTACGCTCACAAGCTGGAGAAGCCTTTAAAAGTAATGATGAAGCTATTGCATTCGCTGAACAGTTGAACAAGCTGTATAAAATCGGTGGTGCTAGTTTAGAGCAACAAAAAGTAGGGACGCTTCAAATCACACAGGCGCTTGCTTCAGGGGTTCTTCGTGGCGATGAGTTTAACTCTATGATGGAGAACGCTCCGCTTGTTGCCCAAAAACTAGCTAGACACCTTGGTGTCAGCGTTGGTCAACTGAGGGGAATGGCTAAAGATGGCCAATTAACAGGAGATATTCTTAAGAGTGCCTTGCTTGGTTCAGCAGTTGAGACAAATGCTGAATTTGCGAAAATGCCGATGACTTTTGCTGATATGATGACTCAGGTTGGCAACGTAGCTTCATACGCATTTCAGCCTTTAATTCAAGCATGGCAAGAGTTTATTAACAGTACCGCTGGTCAAAACTTCATGGCAGGTTTAGAAACCGCTATGTTTGCGATTGGCCAGATAGCTCTGTGGCTCTTTAATCTCTTTGTTGAAGGCTGGGACTGGGTGACAGAGCACGCTAATTTTGTAATCACTGCTTTGATGATGGTCGCAACTGTAGCTACCATAGTAGGTATTGCTATATTTATAGCAGGTATGATTGCACAGGCTCCATGGGCGTTAGTCTATTTAGTTATGATTGGTATTATTACCGTCGCTCTCTTAATTGCTACAGCTCTAAACGCTATGGGGATTTCATTCTTAGACGTTGCAGCTGCTATTGTTGCAGCCTTTGTCTTTGTCGGAACGGTAGTTTATGACATTATTATGTTCGTTATTAATCTTGTTATGTATATGATTGCACCGATTGTAAACATCTTCATAGGTATTTACAACATTGGTGTAGCAATTGCAGAGTTTTTGAGAAATGTTTTTAAGCACCCGATATATTCCATCAGAAAGTTATTTTATAATCTTGTTCGAACTGTATTAGATTATTTTGCTTCGTTTGTTGATGGGGTAGTAAATGTAGCACAATCTATCGGTAATGCTTTTATAGCCGGTGCAAACATGGCTATTAAGGCTATTAACTGGATTATAAAAGCAATAAATAAAATCCCAGGTGCTCCTAAAATAGGAGAGGTTGGTGAAATGGGCTACATGTCTAATGACGGTAGTTTTGCCAATGGTATTCGTGCGATGTTTACTCCAGGAGAGGCTCCTGATGATTATGAATCTTTTGACGGCATGCGCGCTAACATGATGACTCCAGGCAGTTTGTGGGATGGGATGAAAAATCCTTTCTCAACTGCTGGCAATGCTTTTAATGGTACTAAGGCTTTTGGTCAAGGCGTTGGTGATGCTATGCAAGGCTTCGCTGATAAGATGAAAGGTCAAGACGAACTTGCTTCTAAATTTGACCAAATGAACCAAACGCCTGCAGGGGCTGGTGCTCCTTCTGGTGGTGCTGGTGGTCTTGGCGACAAGCTAGGCAAAGGCAAGAACATTGGAAACGTCGGTAAGATTGAAGATGAAGTCAAGCTGAAAGACGAAGATATTAAGATGATGCGTGATGTTGCAGAACGTAAGTACATCATTGATTACCAAGTTCTAACACCTCAAGTTAGTGTTAAATATGAGTCTAAAAATAGCGCTACTGAACAGGATATCGACGATTTGGTTGACAGAATTGAAGAAAAGATTGTCGGTTTGGTCGATAGCGACCTAGGAATTGCGTAGGAGGTAGAAAGAAATGGCGATTGGTATTTTCGTAGAGTACAAAGGTCAGGTCACACAACTTCCTGTAAATCCAGAGGAACTGAAAACGAAGAATAGCGCCAATAACGAGTCAACAACGAGTATTGCGCTAGGAGAAATAACCCAGATGAGTTTTCCTAAACTCTCTGAGGTTACTTTCACTTCATTCTTCCCTAGAGACACTTTCCGCTCTTATGTCCTTAATAAATCAGGTACGCCTGAAACCTATGTTCGACTCTTAAAGAAAATCATGGACGGGAAAGAACCTTGTCGCTTGATTATCTCTGGCGTGGGTATCAATATGCTCGCGACAGTTGAGAGTTTTGAGCAGCAAAGAAAAGCTGGTATCCATGAGGATGTTTACTACGACATCACTTTCAAAGAGTACAAGATGGCCAAGGCTCGGTTTGTAAAAATCGAAAAGAAGGTATCAGAAGAGAAGAAAGCTAGTCAGCCTCAGAAAGAACAAGCTCCCTCAACTAAGAAAGAAGTGACTATTGGTGCAAAGGTGCTCGTCAATGGGCAGCTGCATAGAGATAGTTACGGAGAAGGGCCTGGTCAAACTGAGTCAAACGCAACTAGGCTTGTCAATTATATCAATATGAAAGGGTCGCATCCTTATCACGTTACTATGCTGGATGGCGGTTGGCGTGGTTGGGTTACTGCTGATTCGGTGCAAGTCCTATGATGGAATTTCTGATTCAAGATGTGAATGACGGTAAAGTCTTTGATATCACTGAGTTAGTCGGAGGTGTCAAATGGGAAACCAGCATTGATTTTCAGCCGGGAAAACTTGAGTTTGATATGATCATAGACTCGCAGGTTGCTTGTAACTTTGGGGATGTTATTCGCTTCAAGGTAGATGATAAGGGCATTTTTTACGGAAAAGTTTTCAAGAAAAAGCGGAAATCAGCTAAGAAATGGTCGGTTACTGCTTATGACAGAATGAGATATCTGAAAAACACTGACACAATCGTGTTTGAAGCCTCTAAGAGTCATGAAATCTTTAGTAAGATTTGCGAAATATCAGAACTTGAGTACAAAGTTATTGATGAAGGTAACTGGACGTGTCCTGAGAAAATCGAGGATAAAAAAACTTATTTTGCTATGATCCAGAACGCCTTGGACTTAACATTGATTCATGGCGGTATGTGGTACATCATCAGGGATAACTTTGGTACAGTCGAGCATATAGCCTTAAATTCGCTGATTACTGACTTAGTAATTGGAGATGATAGCGTGGCGACAGATTTTGACTATGAAGGCTCTATCGATGATAGTTTCAACTATGTGAAGCTGACTAAAGACAACAAACAGAGTAAAAAGCGTGAAGTTTACGTTGTGAAAGACTCTAAAAACGTTGCTCTTTGGGGCAAGTTGCAGTACCACGAAAAAGTGGATGAAAAGATGAATGAGAGTCAGATTCAACAAAAGGCTGAACTCTTATTGAAAGCTAAGAATCATCCTAAAAAGACTTTTAAAGTTCCTTGTTTAGGACATCTTGGAATCAGTGCAGGCAACAGTGTTGTACTGGATTTTGCTGATTTAGAGTCTGAAGGGATTAAGAAGAACAGTCTTGGCATCATCTCTAAATGTACCCATAAGTGGGACAAGGTGCATACAATGGATTTAGAATTGAGGACGCTGGAATAATGGCAGGAGAGTTGTTAGCACGCCTTTTGGCTCAAGGAGTAGATGACGGGACGGACAGAACAGATATTGTTTTTGGCTCTGTCACATCTGTTTCTCCTTTAACAATCAAGGTTAATAATAAACTTGAAATCCCTGAGTCTTTTTTAGTCCTAAGTCCAATGGTTAAAGAACTACGTACTGGAGATACTGAAGGGGACAATAAGAGGTGGATTGTTTTTCGTGATCTTGAAGCAGGAGACAAAGTCTTAATGATTAAAGCCCAGAACGGGCAATTATACTACGTTTTACAAAGGATGGAGTGAAGATGGTAGATATACGAAACATTGAAGAAGTTGTTTTGCCATCCTACACTTATCAAGTGAAAAATGGCAGAATACACGGATATATTGACGGCTTAGAAGCCATGAGACAAGCAGTTGAAAAGATTTTGCTTACAGAACGGTTTGAGTGGGTCATCTACTCTTCAAACTACGGAGTAGAATTAGAGCGCTTGATTGGAAAACCTTATGATTTTGTAAAAGCTGACCTTGAGAGGACCATTTCTCAAGCCTTGTTAGTTGATACAAGAATTAAAAGTGTCCAAAATTTCTTCATCGAGCAGCAAACCAAGGACAGCTTGCTTTGTGTCTTTGAAGTCCATACCATATCTGGTTTATTTAAAGTTGAAAAGGAGGTGACGCTGATTAATGATAGGTGATTTCTTAGAAAAATATACGTTTGATTATCTGATGAATGACGCTCTTTCTCGTGTCAATGAAAATATTGATACACGGGAAGGTTCTATCATCTATGACGCATTGGCGCCTGCTTGTTACGAGTTAGCTGGTTTTTATTTGCAGTTAAAAAATCTACTGCTAGATACATTCCCACAGACTGCTATTGGCCAATACCTAGACTATAAGGTTGAAGAGTTCGGTCTACATCGTTATCCGTCAAAAAAAGCGGTACGCTTTGCGGAGTTTAAAAACGAGAGGAAAGAAGGCGTACAAATCGCTTTAGGTTCTCGCTTTGCGACAATTGACGATACTGCATTGATTTATAAAGTGGTTCGAGCGACAGATGTAGCTGGTAAGTATGAAGTAGAGTGTGAGACAACTGGTGTTGTCGGAAACCGCTACTACGGCAATATCTTACCCTTGGAGAACTACAGAAACCTCGCCACTGCTGTCTTAGGGGAAATCGTTACATCTGGCCAAGATGAAGAAACTGACGATGAATTGCGGAAGCGTTTCTTGATTTACGTCAATGAGAAGCCGTTTGGCGGTAACTTCATCGAGTACGTTCAGCGTGTCCGTGAAATTGACGGTGTTGGCGCAGTTCAGGTCTATCCAGTTTGGAATGGCTCAGGAACGGTTAAAGTGGTTGTTTTAGACAACGACTTGAACTTGGCATCTACTGAGACAATTAAGAAGGTGCAAAACGTTCTGGATCCACTAGAATATACTGGAAAAGGCGTTGGACTCGCTCCTATCAATCATCGTGTGACGGTTACGACTGCGACACGGTTCCCGATTGATATTGAGTTTAAGATTGAGTTGATGACAGGATTTCAGCTAAATCAAGTAAAAGAAATGGTAGACAAGACTCTAGACCAGTATTTCTTAGACTTGAGAAAGAACTGGGCACAATACTCAGATGTCAACACCTACAGCATGAAAATCTATCGCTCGCAGTTGATGGCCAAGCTACTGACCATTACAGGTATCGCAAACGTAGATAAGATGAAACTGAACAACCGTGAAGCTGATTTAGCACTTGTTTTTACAGGACAATTACAACAATTGCCGTATAAAGGAACAGTGAGGACGGTTTAATGGTAAAAGAAGTAAACTTATCTGAATACATTCCAGATTACTACGAGGGCGTCAAAGATATGAAAGAACTGGTTCGGGTTGAAAATGCTCTATTTAAAGACGGGACTGTCTCGTTAGAGCAGTTCATCAAGAATCAGTTTATTATGCTCTGCGACGTTCCTACCTTAACGAAGTTTGAGGAAGTATACGGTATTGTTGCTCACGCTGACGATACGTTGGAGTGGAGAAGAGAGCGTGTTTTGTTGCGGATCAATATGAGGCCACCATTTTCATGGTGGTTTTTAATTCGCAAATTAGACGACCTTTTCGGAAAAGGAAAGTACAAGGCTTCAGTAGATTTCGCTAATCAGGTCTTACTGATTGAGTCTGGAGCTGAAACAAGCGGACTTTTTAGAGAATCAGTCATTTTTGTCAATGCAATCAAACCAGCAAATATGGGCTATACACATATCCCGACAGTAACAGAACGAGTCAAGCTGAAAGAACGGTTATTCAAGACATCAGTAGACTTTGCTAGAGCAGGTTATGCAGTTGTAGGAGTGACACCTTTTGAATATGAAGGGCCACAAGAGGAGGTTTTATTCAATGATTAAAGAAACGTTACTAAATACAGTTACAGAAACCGTACTAGCTAAAATCAATAAAGCAAGGTTGAATGACAATCAGATTGTGACGATACAGAAGCAACGAGAGCAACATTTTGTCCTTATTGATTTCTTGATACCAGACTCAATCAGAGAAATCAATAAGATTGAGTTGCTAGACAGTTCAAACATACCTCAATCTGTCATTGATGTATACGTTCCGATTGAAACAACGACACGATTCAAATATAGACTGGAGGTGCTAACAGATGGCTAAAATCTGGAGGTCAAGAGATATTATCGGCGCTGAAGATGCGCAACGATGGGAAAATAAAGCCGACGCAACCCATCGTCATAGGGTATCTGATATCGATGGTCTTGAAGCGATTATCGGCAACCAAACAACAAACAAAGCGAATCAATCAGACCTTACTGCTCACATCAACAACCAAAATAACCCACACAGTGTCACTAAGCAACAAGTGGGGCTAGGAAATGTCACGAATGTTGAGCAAGCAAGTAAGCAGGAGTTTACTGCTCACGCAACTAATCGCAACAATCCACATAGCGTTACAAAGGCGCAGGTAGGTCTGGGTAACGTAGATAACATCAGACAAGCAAGTTATGAGTCAGTAGAGGCTTTAAAGCGTGAGTTCCAGGAGAACGAAGATAGACTAAATGCTATCGAGTACATGCTCTTACAGAATGACTTTACTGCACCAATTCGTACGGAAGACGGTACAGAACATACCTTACTTGCTGATGAAAACGGTCATGTAATTGTTGCAGATTGGAAATATAGAATGGAGGTACAATATGGCAGTAATTAGTACACAGACACGAAAAGTAACTGACTTGCCACAAATATATCAGGTCAACAACTGGGATAACATCATGATTCATGATGGCCATGGGTTGAAAAAAGTGTCTGTGCAGACATTAAAGGATGGAATAAGTAGCAATGTATCAGTAGCTACGTCGAGCTCGAACGGAATTGTCAGGCCGGATAATCAGACAACAGAGGTGTCAAATGGTGTGTTGAAAGCTAAGACTGCAACGAGTGGGCAGGCTGGTGTGGTGCGACCTGACAACTCAACGATTACAGTCGATAGCTCGGGTGTTTTACGAGTAAACAGGTCAGCTCTTGGGATTCCAAGTACACCGTCCGAAGTTGTCGCAAACAAGCTGATTAACCAGAACGGAAATCAGCAAATGAAGTATTGGTATGGGTCTAAAGCACAATATAATGCAATTAGTACAAAAGACCCGAACACAATCTATGATGTTTATGAGTAGGTGATGCTATGGCTACAAGAGAAGGAATCTATGTCGAAGGGCATGAGATTGTAAAGCGATATGTTGGTGATCGGCTAATTTGGAGTAAAAATATTTTTCAGGTTTTTGGAAGAATATTTTTTTATGTTTCTGTACCTAACGATTCAAATAATCGATTATTGTGTGGCATTCCAAGTGTAACAGGATATGATAATGATAAATTTTGGAATTTAATTTTATCAAAAAATGTAGAATTTCA